GTGCTTGCAATGCCAACCCATTTATTGCCATTATAAATGAGCAGTTTATTAGTTCCAATGCCAGCATCAAAGGTAACATCATCAAGGTCTTTGATGAAACCTGCTCCACCACCACCGATAGTGGAAATTTGTTGTTGAATTCTATTGATGAAAAGTCTATAGTGCTTTTCAAGATCTTCAAGGGTTGCAAAGTTTTGATCCATCGGTGTTAATGGATCAACTTGATTTCCTACGGATTCTTTTTCACTTGGAGGTTCATTGAGAAGACCCTCTATGAGTGATTGTTGTTCCTCTCTGATAGTTTTTACTAACACTCTGAGGTCAATAAAATCTTCTCTAAGATTTTTTATTTCGTCATCATAATATTTTACTTCTGGAAGATTCTCAACTTCCTCTCTCAGATCAGTAAAATACTTAAGAAGCAACTCATCAGTCTTTTGACTATCTAAGTTGAATCCTTCTAATTTTTGATTTAGATTTTCTTTTAGTTTATTGTAATCACCTTTGATTTGTTTCTTTAGTTTTCTATCATCATCTTTGAACTCATGATGATATTCCCAAATACGTAATGATGCTTCTCTAAGTTCTTTCCAAATTTTATCTTTTTCTTCACCAATTTTTTTGTCTAAGTCTTTGACTTCAGTTCCAAATTGAACTCTGTTTTCAAAGTGTTTTACTTCATTCTCTTCTAATAATTTTTTTAGTTCAATATTAAGGTTCTCTTCAAGAGTGTTGATGGTATCATTTACCTTGATAAAATCATCATCAATTACGCTAAAGGTTTTACCGATCCATGAAAAATCAGGAACTTCGTTTACCTCATTTACCCATTTTGGAAACTTAGGAATGCTGTTACGAACATTGTCGATATCTTCTCTTATTGAAAGAATATCGCTTTCATAATATTTTGGTTCAGGTAGGTTAGCAACTTCTTGAATTACAGTATCAATTCTGTCTTCAATATTCTGAACTTGCTCATCATAATATTTTACTTCAGGAAGATCATTTATTTTTGTTGTGATAAATTCTCTTACCTGATCAATTTGATCACATATTACCTCTATCTCCTGATCATAATATTTTACTTCAGGTATTGTGGGTATTGACTCTTTTACTTCATCAATAATCTCACAAATTCTTTCTAACTCAGAATCATAATACTTAATTTCTGGGATATTAGGAATATCCTCTCTTACCTTATTGATAAGGTGTAAAACTTCTGTGAGATCAACAGGACGTTCGACTTCTTCTTCAATCGAATCCTCTGTTTCCTCGTTTTCTTCAACTAAAATATTTTCTACTTCTTCCTCAAGATAATCCTCAACAGAAGGTAGTTCTTCATCTACTTTCGGAAGAAAATCTTCTATGGATGGCAAATTTTTATCGTCAGCTTCCGCCATTAAATTATAAGTAAGATTACCTTGGGATTTCTCTCCCAGTTTTATTTATCGTTCTCTTTCTGTTGAGATTTCAAAAGTTTTGCAAGGTCTGCTGTAGATCCGACAAATAAAGCATTTGTTACATTAGTAGGACCTTTTTGAGAATCCTCCTCAACATCTTTGAGTTTCTTCTGCAGTTCCATTAGTTTGTCAGTTGCATCAGCGACTGATTTTATTAATTGACCAGCAACTTCATATGCCCTAGGTTGATCAGACTCTTGAGCAAGTTCTAAAATACCATTTACTGCCTCTTGCCCTTTTTCGATCAACGAGTATAAGTTGCCACGAGTGTAATCATAATCTTTTTTGATATCACTCGCTGTTTCACGAACCTTTTCAATTTTTGTAACTGGATCGGATGGAACTATTTGACTTTCTACATCAAAAGCATCATTTAGTCCATCGAACTTTTTAGACATTTTCATGAGACACTCCCATCAAAACCAAAGTCATCACCAAATTCTATGAGAACGTTATCAGCTGCGGTAATCGTGCCTATACCAGCGCCAGCAACGTGTGACACCGCTCCAGTGCCATCTTGACCCCTCTTCACAATAATGTTATTGCCTGTAATTGTCTCAACAAGAAGAGATTCATTGTCAATGATGATATAACCATCTTTGACCAATTTAGTTCCGTCAGTAACATCAAAGGTGACATCACTAGCACTGATGTCGTTTGTCAAATTGGTTGCAATAACACCATCATAATTTTTAGTTGCTCTTGGCTCAACTGCATAAGTAAGATCTCTTGCACCACTTCTCGATTCCGAACCAGAGGATGATGCTGCAACGTAAGAAACAGAAACCTTTTTGATGATATCTTTTGTTGCAGAAGAAACTGGACCAAACAGGTAAGTTTTTGCTGTAAAACGGAAAGTATAAATTAGTGCTCTTCTAGTGCTGAAATCTCCTTCATAATCGTCATTCATAGTCACACTATCAAGAATGACTGGGATATCTCTTTTTTCGCCTATTGTCTCAACTAGATTTACTGATAAGTTATATGCAGGTTGAAAATAAGGTAAAATTTGTTCAACAATCTGAAGCATGTCATCATTCAACTTAGTCATTACACTAAGTTCAAATGACATGTTATATGGAACAGGAAGATATGTTTTTCTTGCTTCTTTCTTATCTGATTTTGTTCCAGTGATAAACTGTTGAGTTGTAGTTACTTTTCTTGTAGGATCATAACTCAATCCAATAAATTCAAATGACATTCTTGGCAGTGTCATTTGCACTGGCTTGTTTAGATTAGATTGTTGTTCTAATCTTGCCAAGAATTTTTGTGAAGGTCCATATGCTAGCGGAACCTTCATTTCGCTTACAGTGTTGTCACTACTATCAGAGTGTCTAATGTTAATATCATTAAACAACGTACCAAAAGATATGATAGTTCTTCTTAGAATTTCGTGATAAAAATATTCAAACATTTTTTTAGGACTGTAAGAAATTTAACAAAACCATAATATTATTTATGGAGTGCCAAATGGATTGGTTTCAGAGAAATCTAAGAATGAATCTGCCTCTGATTCAAAGACATCATTCTGTGCATATGGAGTAACGGCATCGTCAGTATTCAATACTCTCAGTTCTCTTGACGCGCCGCTTTCAGAACCAACGATATTTTCACCAACAACAAATGTGCCGCTAACAACTTTGATTTCGAGTACATTAGTAGAAGCATCCCAATTATTGACAATGGCAGTAGTGCTGCTTGCAGATCCAGTTACGGTTTCATTGAATATAAAGTTTCCAGAGCTGCCAACACTTGGAGAACCAATAGTGATCGTAGGAGCGACTGTATACCCCACACCAGCGTCTGTAATGCGAATAGACGTAACTATGCCCGCAGAACTAATTAGCGCCGTTGCAGACGCTGTGGTGCCTATTCCAGGACCAGCAATGGTCACCAGTGGTGCAGTGCTATATCCATTACCACCATCAGAAACAGTGATAATTCCAATCGTACCATCTGCTATTTCAGTGGTTGCAGCAACACCTGCACCACCTCCACCAACGAAAGATATTCCTGGTGCTACAGTGTATCCAAATCCAGGATTGATAATTTCAACACCTTGAACTTTATCATCTGCTGTGCTTCCATAACAATCAACCAAACCAGATATCATCGTTGCAATACCAACCGCTGTTTGACCGTTGCTTGGAGCAGAGGATATAGCGACTCTTGGAGGTGAGGTAAAACCATCTCCTCTGTTTGTCAGAACAATCTTTCTCAATCCACCAGTTTGTGCAATACCAGTTATCGCAGTTGCTGTAACAGCAGACCCTACCAGAGTTAAAGTTTGAATATACCCCTGATCAATCAAGTTATCGTCAATAGAAGAAACGTCAGTGTCAACAACTTCATCTTCAACTCTGAAGAGTTCACATCTCAACTCATAAACATAATTTTTTTGTAATTGATAAAATGGTTTTTCATGCTCTACATATTTGATTTCAAAAAGTCTATCTCCAAGAGGGAAATATATGAGATCTCCTTCTTTTGGTCTAGTTGACAATTCAATATTCGGTATGTTTTTTATCAGAGGACTGATATAATTTTCATATCTCTCTTTTGAAACAATTATGGTAAGATCATCTTGCTCTTGAATTCCAAACTTGGACATGAGAGTTCCAAGTCCACCATATCCATCATATGAATCAACATATGCTTCAATAGGATATGCATTAGTAAATTTTGATTCTATTACTTCTTTTATCGCGGAGTTTTTCGTAGCATATATTCTGGGAAGATAATATACTTCTACTCCGTAAATTTTTAGTTGTTCGTTTATTAGACTCTGAACAAGACTTTGTTCGCCTTTTGAACCCTGTTGAAAGAATGGATTAAGCATAACATTATCCTATCATGTCTAATGGTGGTAACTCATAAGTATTAGACATTTTTTCCATAATCGATTCAAGTTCTTTTTCCGCGTCATCATATATTTGTCTACCATTTAGTTCAACACCGCCTGGTAACTTGACTCCTTGGAACTTTATTAGGTTCTGTCCCCACTGCTTTTTGATCAATGCAGTCAAATATTTTTTGAGGAACGGATCGTTATACACTCTTGTAAAATCATTTGGAT